GGTTTTACGACTACATCTGTAACTAGACAATTGATTATTTCACGATTGGAAACCTATATGCGTGAAAAGGCTATTAACGTACAATCTACTCGTATTGTTGATGAATTATATACCTTTATTTGGAATAATGGTAAAGCAGAAGCCATGAGAAACTACAACGATGACTTGGTAATGGCATTTGCAATTGGGTTGTGGGTTCGTGACACAGCATTGAAACTACGTCAACAGTCTATTGATCTTACTAGAAATATGTTGGGAAGTATCAATAGATCAGAAACACAATCTGCTCCAATTTATTCATCTAAACAAGCAGCAGCCCATCAATCATGGGAAATGCCTACTGGTTTAAAAGATCAAAAAGAGAGTTTAACGTGGTTATTATAATACTCTTTCACTATTTATTTACCAGAAAATAATAAACTTGTATGGCAGATCAACCGACCGATTTAAAGAGTAGATCACTATTTGCTCGTCTTAAGAGACTTTTTTCCACAGATGTTATTGTACGTAACATTGGTGGTAAAAAACTAAAAGTAGTAGATACTGACGAAGTAGCATACGCAACAGATCGTAATACACTTCGTGATCGTTTCAACCGTATTCGTACTTCTGCGTACAATCAGTACAGTAGAGATTTTACTCTCAGTTATCAAGCAGCTCGTATCGAGCTTTTCAGAGATTATGATACGATGGACATGGATCCTATTCTAAGTTCTGCTCTTGACATTTATGCGGATGAATCACTTACTCGTAATGAGTTGGGTGATATTTTGGTTATTAATACACCAGATGATAACATTAAACAGATTCTACGCAATTTGTATTATGATATCATGAATATCGAATTTAACCTATGGAGTTATGTTCGTAACATGTGTAAGTATGGAGATTTTTATCTTCGTCTATATGTTAGTCCCGAATACGGTGTATACATGATTGAACCAATTAGTGCTTATAATGTTACCCGTGTTGAAAATAGTGATTTATACAATAAGAACTATATCAAGTTCCAAGTGAATCTTCCAGATGGTGGTAAAGTTGAAGATTTGGAAAACTATCAGGTAGCACATTTTCGTTTGTTGAGTGACAGTAACTTCCTTCCGTATGGTAAGAGTATGTTGGAAGGTGCACGTCGTGTTTGGAAACAATTGAGTTTGATGGAAGACGCAATGTTGATTCATCGTATCATGCGTGCTCCTGAAAAACGTATTTTCAAGATTGACGTTGGTAATATTCCTCCTAATGAAATTGATTCTTACATGGAGAAGTTGATTGCCAAGACCAAGAAGGTTCCATATGTCGATGAAAAAACCGGAGATTACAATCTACGATTCAATCTTCAGAATATGGTGGAAGACTTTTACTTACCAGTTCGTGGTGGTGATAGTGGTACCAGCATTGAATCATTGAGTGGTATGGAATTTACTGGTACAGACGATATTGAATATCTTCGTAAGAAGATGATGGCTGCTCTCAAGATTCCCAAGGCATTCTTGAGTTATGATGAAGATTTGAGTGGTAAAGCTACGTTGGCACAAGAAGATGTACGTTTTTCACGTACCATCGAACGTATTCAACGTATTATTATTAGTGAGTTGACCAAGATTGGTATTGTTCATTTGTATGCTCAAGGTTATAGAGATGCAAGTTTGGTGGACTTTAGTTTGGAATTGACTAATCCATCCACTGTATTTGAAAAGGAGAAGATTTCAATTTGGGGTGACAAAGTTAATGTTGCTAAAGACATGATTGAAAACAAATTGTTTAGTAAGAAGTGGGTATATCGTGAAGTTTTCAATATGTCGGATGATGATGCTTCTGCGTTGAAAAACGATATTGTTGATGATTCTAAACAAACATATCGTTTCAAACAGATTGAAGAAGAAGGTAACGACCCTGCAAAATCATTCCAAAAGGTCAATCCCGAAGGCGAGTCCTCTGGTGGAGGTGGCGGCGGTACTGAAACTGGTGGTGCTGAAGCAGGAGGTGAAGCTGGTGCTCCTACATTGAAGGAAAAGGCCAAACCCGACTCAGATTATGTAAGACCTTCTCAAAAGGGATTGAAGAAGGCATCAGACTATCCTTTTGGAGAAGATGTTACTGGACGATTGGAGAACAATCGATCAATTAAATCTGATATGTCTATCACTCCTAAGTTTGCAGGAGGATCTGTATTTAGTCTCGAAAGCATTTCTAAAGGTTTGGTTCCAAAGTTAGATAACTATTTAAAGTCTCTTAAACAGGAGAAACAGGAGTTACTGTCAGAAAATAACAATAAATCCATGATGGATGAAACGAATATATTGGAATAATACAAATATGGGAGTTTTATCAAAAATTAATATATTTATAAATTATAACTACTAATATGCACAAATCGAAGCATTCAAAGTTCAAAAATACAGGAATTTTGTTTGAGTTGCTGACCCGTCAAATTACTGCTGATATTATCGGTGGTAAAGACGAATCCGCTGCAAAACAAATTTTGTTTAAGTATTTTTCTGAGAACACAGAATTGGGAAAAGAATACCAACTTTATAACTTCTTGTTGAACGAAAAAGCTAGAGACACATCACACGCTGATCGAATGATTGGTGTAGTTCTTGAGTCCAGATCACAACTAGACAGCAAAAAGTTAGCACAACAAAAGTACGATCTTATTAGTGAGATAAAAGAATTGTATCCTATTGATAGCTTTTTGAAGGGAAATATCAAAAATTATCGTATTTTAGCTTCGATATACAAAGTTTTTGAAAACAAGACCGCTTCAAAGTTTGATGTCAAGGAGGTTCTTCAGTCCAGAGAGTCTATTATTGAGTGTTTGTGCAGCACCGTAACTAAGAAGTCTGACACTGAAGAAAATCTCCTTGAATATTACAAACAACAAAGTGAAGATATTCGTTTGTTGGCATATAAGTTGTTATTGGAGGGATTAAACACCAAGTATAAGGACTTTGATGAAAATCAAAAGAAGCTTATACGTGAGTATATCTTGAATATTTCTAACACAAATTCGTTGTCTAAATATGTGTGTGAAGAAATTGAAAAGATTAAGAAACTAATTTCTAGTTCAAAGTCAAAGATTCAAGACAATCAGGTTGTTGCAATTAAGTTGTCTGAAATTGTAAATGTGTTGGAAAAAGTAAAACCAACAACTGTTGTAAAAGACAATCATATTATGGCTCTATTGTTGTCGTATGAATTGGTAAAAGAACTTAACAATTTGAAATAATATGAGTAAAGATAAAAAACCAAAAACCCCAGATCTTATCACCGGCGAAGAAGAAGCCAAGCTAAAAGAACTTATCAAGAAATTGATTAAACAAGAACTACAAGATCTTGATGAAACATCAACAACTAGTGGAACTGGTGGAACCGGTGGAATTGATGGCTTTTCAACCCCATTTGCATTTTCTAAAAAAGGCGGCACTAACAATGCAACCAAAGCTACATTGAAACAAAATCCGGGTTCAAAGGTTGCAAAAGAAATTGATGAGGAAGAAGAACTTGACGAAAAGAAAGATCACAAGAAGAAAAAGAAACCTGACGCTGATGGTGATGGTGTTCCTGACTGGGCAGATAAACATCCCGGCGAACCAGATCAAAACTTTGAAAAGAAAGCAAAGAAAAAGGCTGTGTGGAAAAAGGGCGTTGAAAAACTTCAAAAAGATCTTGATTCGTTAGATGAAAACGAAAAGAAGTTGAACGAAGCTGTTTCACGTTATGCTCGTTTGAAAGAAAATCCCAAGAGACATTCCTACAAAGTATCTTTGATTACTCAAGAAATCACAAAGATGCTCAGAGAAGTTGACTTTTTAATGAGTGTCAATCAAAGACTCAAAACCGAAATGAACGTTCCAAATGAAGAACTTTGGAAGCGTACATCCGGCAGAATTGCTGAAATCAAAGCAAGATTGAAGTCAATTGGTATGAAACTTAGAAAATTACAATAATATGATTTCACTCGTAAAACTTATTACTGAAGACGAAGGTGATCCACAGCATTTTGGTACATCTACTGCTGGTGGTCAACCATTGCCATCTACATCTGTAGACTACAATGTAAGTTCTGACTTTTCTGANTTTGAAGCTAAAATTGCAAGAACCACAGCGGAATCAAAAGCTGCATTTCTTCGTAATTTGAACAATCGTATATTGAATAAGAAGGTGTCTATTCAAGCATCCAAGGGATATGGTCAACCAATTCGTGACTATGAAATTTCAGTCACTAGTACCAGTCTTGACTACTTTTATGATCGTTATGTTGTGATTCTCAGAGATGAAGATGACAAAGAATACTTTTTGAAGCCAGGCTTCAAGATCACAATTCTTGGTCAGGGAGAACCTCTGAAGGTTAAGGCACCAAAGGAACCAAAGACAGCAGAGCCAGGAACCAAGGCAACAACTCAAGTTGGTCAGGCAGCTGTACAATCAGTTACTCCTGCTCCAAAACCTCAGGCACAACCACAACAAACAAAAACAGCTTAATTATGGATAAAACAGTACAAACAGGTTGGATCTTTTTCGAACCAATTGGTGGAATGCTCAATGAAGCAAATGAAGATCCATCTAAACCGATGATCGTTCAAGGTGTTCTTCAACGTGCAAACGCTAAGAACCAAAATGGACGTGTGTATCCAAAAGATATCTTGGAACGTGAAGTCAAAAAGTACGACGACAGTTTTGTTAAAGAGAGACGTGCTTTGGGTGAATTGGATCACCCAGACAGTAGCGTTGTTAATCTTCAAAACGTAAGCCACAATGTTGTTGAAATGATGTGGAATGGTGATGACTTGGTTGGCAAGGTTGAAATTCTTCCTACACCAAGTGGTAACATTCTTAAGGCATTGTTCAAGGCCGGTATCAAATTGGGTATCAGTAGCCGTGGTCTTGGAAGTGTTCGTAAAAATGTTAGAGAGAACGCTGATGAAGTACAAGACGACTTTGAATTGATTGCGTTTGACTTTGTTAGCAATCCATCAACCAGAGGTGCATTTTTGTTTCCAAGTGGTGCATTGAACGAATCTGTGACACCAAATATTGTCAACAAGTATGCAAAAATTGAAAGTCTGATTCACGACATAATTTCCGAAGCAAAATAATCTATGACACCAGATACTAGACTTCTTATTGAAAATTTGTATTTCAAAGAACTGTTAAACGAAGAAATTCAATTTTTTGAACAATACGAATCACTCCTAGCTGACAGAACCAAGGAGTTTTTTGACATTTATTGTGAAGGTCTTGCATTTCAAAAAGCATTGATACTTGAACTTGAATGTGTTCAAATTACCGATCAAATTCTTCAAGAAA